TTAGTTGGTCAAAATCCGTTAATAATTTAATACCTTGTTTTTGGGATTTCGCTTACTCAATATCACTTTCAATAATATTATGGGTTTGGAGATGGAATCTCCCTTAATTCCGATTCCACTCAAAGCGCATAAATATTTCAAACTATTTTGTAAGCATGGGTTATAACAATCTTGATTCAACCCTATTTCTCATCAATTTGAGTATTATTTTATCACACTTTTTGGCATAATGCAAATATTATTTTTAAGTAGGTAAATGAAATTGCCTTAAACGCCGCGTTTTCACGAAGTAAAAAATATTCCTTTTTTAGAGAATAGGTGAAAATACTTCTTGACTTTTATCCTTTAGCGGTGTTATAATACGCCCATGAAAAAAATCAGAAACAAAACTAGAGCGCATTACATCCTCTTTGCTGAGGATACACCTTTTCGCTCTAGGAAAGAAATAGATCGAAAGAAGCGAGGTAAGCGTGGCTATCAAAAGCACAAACAGAGATATGCATGAAACTTATGCTCCTATCTCTAGTATTACTATCCTTTGGATGCTCCAACTCGGGTGGCATATACCGCGACCCAGATATGGCGTGCATGTGGTGGGTTGGTAATATGTGTGAGTGTAGATATAGTCAAACAAGAGTTTACATTACTCATAATACAGATACGAGTAAAATGCTTCAGTATTGTAGAGGTTACTAATGAGAAAAATACTCATTTTAACCCTTCTACTGTCGGGATGTACCAGTACAGGCTTTCCAAAGGATAGTGCGTGCATGATGTGGATAAATGAAATATGCCACTGTCGTGGGAATAGTGCGAAAACTATTTGGTGGATTAACGGCCCTGTTAGTGAACATGCGATGCTAGAGGCTTGTGAGCCTAAAAGATGGTAGAAGAAATAGCTCCAGTAGCCGCGTCCGTAGCAACTTCGTACACGAATAAAAAAGTGGTAACTCACATTTATGATTCGGACAAAGAAGGACAACATAAGGTAGTACAAGATGTTTATCTTACTACTGTGTATGATGCACAGGGTAGGATAAGTACAGTTACTACCGCACATAGTATAGATTATTTAGTATAGGAACTAAAATGAGACACAATGTTGTGTTAGATGGTGATGCAGTTGATAGAATTGTAGCCCAAGAAATGGGTTATGAGATTAGAAAACTAATCAGAGTCTTAAAATGGCGAAGAAAAGGTAGTCAAGGAGGAATTTTCCACCACGACGCAGAGAAGGACTGTGCTGAAATAAAGCGTCATATTTCAGCGTTTACAACAGTAGAGGCGTATTTTAGTGAGGAGTTATCATAAATGGATGCAGTAATATCCGTAGGTATAATTCTATTCCTGTTAGTTTTCGAACCTGGAAACAAGGAATTGAATGAAACTTGTAGGCAAGAAGTAGCAGCAGGCAAACATGAATCTATGATTCAGTGCCGCGAATGGTATCGCCCTAAGAAGCGATAAAACTAACGGGCCTGTAAGCTCAATCGCAGAAATGCAAGAGCTGTCCGGGGAGGACGGTTGCGGGTTAAAATCCCGTCAGGCTCACCACTATTGGAGAAACATGAGTAATTATTTGAACATCTATGAAGTTGGACAAGCGTATGGCGGCCCAGAAGAAGGCGGGTGGTGGTATAGCTGTGGTAGCCCCATAGAAAGTACATTAGTTGTAAATCTAACACATTCTCAGAGAGTGTGTAAGTTGTTAAACGAACGTTTTAGAAAAGCCACACGTGGTTATTCTATGGGTTACGGAGACCATGATGGAGTAGATCCAGAGGGTTTCGGAGATGATGATTATTTAATGAAAGGCGGGCAGTGGGGCGACAAGAAGCTCCGTGCTAGAATTGAAGACCACCCTGCAGAAGCCTTTCCACAGGAGAGACCTCACTACGAGTAAAAGTGATGATAATATACAAATTTCCGCAAGTTCACAGATTTAAAAAGCAGTCTTGGTTTATAGGCTCTAATAATGATTATAAAATTTTAATAGGTTTTGGAATTGCCTACTTAGGAGTATACAAATGAGTAAAAGATTTATGAATTCAACTTGGAAACGAGAGGACGTACTAGCAAGACGTCGCAGAGGTAAAAAGACTGTATCTCACGGGAGCTATCGTGCAAAGCGAAAGCCAAATTCCCCACGAGTACGTGCAAAAACAGCATGATGTATGTATGTACATTAGAAGGACGATACTCTGAGCATTCTTACGTGCTCGGAGTATTTGACTCTATGGGTAAGGCTAAAAAAGCCTATGAGATAGAAATTAAACGCAGGAGTAAAAAGAAGTATCTAAATAAGACTGAATACAAGTCAACTATAGTCCCCGTTCTTATGAACGTACCACTGACCGCTTGGACAGTGGGAGACTGGGATAGTGAGGAGATTCATGATGAAGAAGATAATACTAGTAGTAGTTCTAATCCTTAGCCCCCTAGCGTATGCAGATGAAGTTAAATGCCTAGCAAAGAACATATTTTACGAAGCACAAAATCAGCCAGTGTATGGCATGTTAGCGATAGCGGATGTAACTTTAAATAGAGTAGAAGACCCCCGCTGGCCTAGCACAGTTTGTGCAGTAGTAGAACAACGAAGATGGATAAGAAAACGACTGATTTGTCAGTTTAGTTGGTTTTGTGACGGGAAAAGTGATAATCCTAAGCCAGAGGCATTAGAAACCTTTAATTTATGTTATATGCTCGCTAAAGTAAGATTAGAGCATAAAGATATGAGTATATTACCGAGCGACGTATATTGGTACCATAACGATACCGTACAGCCTTACTGGGCCGACGCATATCGTCCTTACACGACAATTGGCGATCACACGTTTTATTCAGATATTTAGTACAGTTTTGAGATCAGGAGGGAAGTATGTGTCAGGTTTAAGTACCTTTCCGTCTTCCCTTTTTATTGGCCTAAAATCTGGCCCTAGCTTACTCAAATTGCTTTGATGAACTTCCTTAAAACAATCATCTAAATCAATCCCGAAAGCGTGTCCTGCCCCATAAACTACATAAAGAAGATCAGTTAGTGCGTCAGCGATTTCAATCATATCTTGATTATCAATGCCATACTGCAGCTCATCTAGTTCTTCTTCTATCAAATCTAAACGAAGTTTTTGTACAGAATCTTCAGGAAAAGAAGGACGTATTAACACATCCTGTTCCATTGATTCCATAAAGTCGCCTACTAATTCAAAGTTGCTACAATCCATCATAGTTCCTTAGTTCCCTTTTTAAGAATTTGTCCCTTTCGCCGCTTATCCTCCCTGGTTTTAGCAGCTTGTTTTGCTTTGTGTCGCTTAGAGCTTTTCTTTTCAAAGTATTGTCTCTCTTTATACTCAAAAATAATCTCCTTCGACCTTCTACGGAGAATGCTAAGTGCACTCTCAATATTATTATTCCGTACTTTTATTCTCATAGTTTTATTGCTAATATTACCAATATAGCTAATTGTATAAGTATTACAATTAGTAGTTCTATTCCTAGTATGGTATGGTACCATACCCATCGCGTTTTATACGCATTTTCAATCGTTAACTGGTCGGGGCTAGGCTCCCTCCAAAATTTTAATCTCTTCATACTGTGAAGCTAACACCGCAACCACACGAATTCTGTACATTAGGATTTGTTATTACAAGGGAAGAGCCTATTAGCTCAGTTACATAATCTACTATGCTTCCCGTAATTGCCATTTGTGCGGCTTGGTCAACCACCAGTATATCATCAATCAGTTTAGTACTATCAGGTACAGTATCAATATAACCCCATTGATACTCAAAGCCTGCACAACCACTAGGCTTTAAACTTAATTGTACGTACTCTTTATCCTCTTCCATACACTTAAAGTTAAGATGTTGTCTTGCTTTATCAGTTAGTGTCAGCATTTCTATCCTCATAGTCGCGTATAGCGGCCTTTATAGCGTCTTCTGCAAGTACGCTACAATGAATTTTTACAGGAGGTAGAGCAAGCTCATGTGCAATTTCAACATTCTTTATATCTCCTGCTTCTCCAAGTGTTCTTCCTTTCACCCATTCTGTAAGTAAGGAAGAGGAGGCAATTGCAGAGCCACAACCATAAGTTTTAAACTTAGCATCTTTAATTATGTTATCTTCTACCTTAATTTGTAGACGCATAACATCCCCACAGGAAGGTGCACCCACCATACCCGTGCCTATATTATTTTCTTTTGGGTCAAACTTCCCTACATTACGTGGGTTTTCGTAGTGATCCAATACCTTTTCTGAATATGCCATTTAATGGTACGCACACGGTTCGTCTTTGCTATACCACATAGCGCATACGTCACACCAATAACAACAGTTATCTTGATATTCACATTCAGGGTTATCACATATTTCGTTATATTGTTCCATCTGGTTCCTCAAACGAGTGATATAAGGAGTATCCTTAGATACCTTTCTTGCTATACTCATCATTTACCTCCAAGGTAACATAGTCATACCAATCATATTTAGTATAACTTCAATTAAAATAAAAATTAGTAGACAAGGGCCTAATTGCCATGCCCACCATTGCCAACCTTCTAAATTACTAGACCAAGTAGCTAATTTACTTTCTCTGGCCTTATCATATACTCCACTCTTTTCGCCGATTCTTTCAGCCCAGTAGTTAGGATCAAATGTATTTTTAATTCCTTTCAGTATTTTTACTAACATTTTTTCTAAATCCTCTACCCTTAGACCTCAAGTATAAAACTTGCTTTCTTATTGAGTTTGGAGTTCTGTCAGGAAGTATCTTATACAACTCATCCTTTGGCAAGGTGTAGTAGTACTTTAGTAATAAACCTTTCTCTTTCATTGTCCAAGGTTTCTTCTTATATTTTCTCATGCACATATTATACAAGAAACAACATCTCATGTCAAGAATTATTTTTAACGGCACATGGTAAAAATTTTTCTTGACATGTGATGTTATTTGTTGTATAATATTGTCAACTGAAAAATCTATGTTAAAGGAGAGACAACTTGGTTACTACGATAGGTGCATTTATAGTCTTTGCCATATGCTTGGCAGGATGTGGTATACATGCATATTATGTTGGAAGACGAGTAGGTATCGAAAGTGCTATAGATTATATGGTAGATAATGGGGACATAGAGCTAGACGATGAATAAAAAAATATTTATAGCCATAGTTATAGTTGTAGCCATTTTTGCTACAAATGTAGCCCAATGAGAATAATATGCTTGGAATGATTAAAATGCTTCCACTCCTTCTAATTGTTGGAGGTGCGGGGTTTGCTTACCATAAAGTAGTAGTAAATGAAAAGGATAACCGCATAAACCAACAGCAGATGGAATTGTCGGCAGCAATACAAAATAATGTAGCCCTTCAGACAGCAGCAGCAACGAATGAAGCTACAATTAAGAATATACGAGAAAAAATGAAGGTTCAACAAGAAGCCTTTAGCTCGCTTACGAAAAGGCATAATAGTCTTGAACAAGAAAAGAATCAATACCTTAGTGTATTTAAACGACATAATCTCACTAAGAGTGCTAGAGCGAAGCCAGATTATATGGAACCTAAGATTAATAGTGGTACGAAGAAAGTATTTCGTCAAGTAGAAGCAGACAGTAGGGAATTAGATGAAGCGGATGACACTGAAAGCGAGCGCGCTTTCGATAATCCTGAGTAGTGGTTGTGGTATTCTACCTACAGTAGATTATACACCTCCACCTCCAGTAAAAGTAATAACTGAAGAAATCCCAATAGAGATTTACCAACCTCCCTTGCCTCAGCAAATAACCTTGCAAGATGTTACTTGGTTCATTATTACAAAAAATAACTGGGAAGAAGCCATAGTAAAAGTAGAAAAACTATTGGGTGGAGAGTTTGTAATATTTGGATTAACTCCCCCAGACTATGAAAGTATGGCGTATAACTTACAAGAAATTCGTAGGTTTATACGACAACAAAAAGAAATTATTCTATACTACAGGGAAGCGACAGAAGTAGCAGATGAAGCAGAAGAGTGGCTAGAAAAGAATGAAGAGCTACAGGCAAGTCAAGAAACTGCCCCCGATAAAGAAGAGTTTGTAGAGGCTATAACAGAAAAGAAAAGCGGATTTAAGCTGCCTAAACTCTTCGGAGGAGGTGATGACTGAGACTGAAACCGAGCCTGAAATTGAATATGAAGTAAAAGAAAGTAGATTTGTTAATTGGTTAAAGAAACTATGGTATGAAGAATATGATCTAACCATTTGGTTTGTAGCAAGTAGAATAATAACAGAAAATGGTGATGAAGAGTATACTCGTACTCCAAAGTATTATAAAGCAATAAAAATCCACACACTAAAACCACATCTTATTAAGTTTTATGACATTGATCGTCAGGAAGTTCAAATAAGATCGGAAGAGCCCCTTAATTGGGATCTAATAAAGAGGTATTAATATGCAGAATTGTGAATGCCCAGAATGTTTATGTAACCCTTGTAAATGCAGGAAAGGAGAAAATGGATAGAGCAGCAGTATACAAACAATTAATAATAGATGAAGGAGTAAAGTATGAAATCTACAAAGACCATTTGGGATATCCTACTCTTGGAATTGGCCATCTAATCACTGAGTATGATGAAGAAAGGGGGCTGCCAATAGGTACTCCCATTTGTGATGAAAGAGTACAGGCTTGTTTTGAGAAGGATCTTGATATTGCTACCAATGAGTGTAGCATTTTATATGATCCTTACTTTGAAGATTTTCCTGGGGAAGTTCAAGAGATACTTGTAAATATGATGTTTAATATGGGGCGTCCCCGTCTCTCACAGTTTAGAAACTTCAGGATCGCTCTTGAAAGATCAAATTGGAAAGATGCAGCTTTTGAAGGACGCAACTCTCGTTGGTATAAGCAAGTAACCAATCGAGCTGAAAGATTAATGACACGAATGGAGAATGTCAATTAATGCACGTAAAATTAGTAGCTTTAAGCAAGCCTTCAGCGATTACGGAATGCAGCACAGCGGATCAATTTATCGCCTATTGCGCGCGTGTAAGTAATCCTGAAAATCAAAATAATACTAAAACAGCTTCTCAGCTGTTAAAGTACTTAATCAAAAATCAACACTGGAGTCCTTTCGAAATGGTATCTCTTACTCTAGAGATACAAACAACAAGAGATATTTCTCACCAAATAGTACGACACCGAAGCTTTTCTTTTCAAGAGTTTAGTCAACGCTATGCTAAAACAGAATCTTTTGAGTTCCGTGAAACACGCCTACAAGACCCTAAAAATAGACAAAATAGTATTGACCTCGACCATGGAGATGATGAGCATCATAGAATTAATGAGGAATTTTCTATGAATCAGCATACCCTACTAATGAAGGCAACACAGACTTATGAAGCGGCTCTAAAGGCAGGTGTAGCAAAAGAACAAGCAAGAGCTGTATTACCTGAAGGAATGTCTGCTACAACATTATATATGGCAGGCACTCTTCGTAGTTGGATACATTATTGTCAATTAAGAATGGCAAATGGAACTCAAAAAGAGCATGCTGATATTGCAAAAGAATGTTGGAAAATTATAGGGACACACTTTCCTAGTGTGATAAAGGCTTTTGAATAGTGGTCAATCAACAGAAAGCAGACGATTTTGCAGAGTATTTAAACTTTAATGAGTATGCTTCCTGTATACCCGTAGGAAGTAAAGATGTATATATAACCTGCGACGGGGTCGGAACAAAACTATACATAGCAGAGCACTATAAAAAGTACGATACCATAGGTATTGACTTAGTTGCTATGTGTGTTAACGACCTTCTTGCTTGCGGAGCTACCCCCAAGGCTTTCATGGACTACTACGCAGTAGAAAATCTAGACTTTGATAAGAGTAAAGAAATTATTAAAGGTATTAAAAAAGGCTGTGAAATTGCAGAATGTAGATTAGTTGGAGGTGAGACTGCGCAACTGCAAGGAATGTTTAGTAAATCTGAGGGTTTTGACCTATGTGGTTTCGCATTAGGACTAGTAAGCCAACGAACTAGAATACACTCTGCGTTACAAGTTCCAAAGTCAGGAGACTATATTATGGGGATCCCCAGTAGTGGGTTACATAGCAATGGTTTTACACAAATTAGGGATAAACTACCTCTAGAAGAGGGCATGTTAACTCCTACACGTATATATACGAAGGAAATTTTAAGTAATTTACATAAAATTAAAAAGTGTGCTCATGTAACTGGAGGAGGATTAAAACGAGCTTTAAAACGTATGTTGAATGGAACTCCTTACCATTTATCAGGAGTAGGAATGCTAGAAGGCCCACTATGGGAAACAGTAAGTTTGAAATTTGACTATCCCGAAGCCTTAAGTACTTTTAATTGCGGGTGGGGAATGATTTTAGTTACAGATACATTAGATTTAGATATTGAGGATGTACAAGAAATAGGTAAGGTACTATGAGTGAAGGTAAAAAATTTGATCAGGAGAAACCGATGTTATATCTACTCCCTCCTAAATCTCTAGTAGAGATAGGAAAAGTTCTTACACATGGGGCAGAGAAGTACGGCCCCGAAAATTGGCGTAAAGTAGATGATCTACAGAATAGGTATACCAGCGCTGCATTGAGGCATATTGTTGCGCATATGGAAGGTGAAAAGTACGATGAAGAAACAGACTTGTCACACCTTGCACATGCTATGTGTTGTTTACTATTTAAATTAGAGGATGAATTAATTGAAGAGAGTGAAGAAACAGGATCACGAGAAACTCACTACGGCCAACATTACCCATGTGATAACTCTACTATCGGCGGAACGTCCGATAACGAAGAAAGAAGCGTGCGAGATTTTAAATATCAGTTACAATACAACCCGTTTAG